AAATAAAACTATTAATGTTACAGCTTGTAATGGAGTTACAGTTAATGAAACTCCTACTAGTAAAACATTTCAATTAGGAGCATTTGTTCCTAAAAAAACTATACTTCCTTATTTTGGAGATATTAGTGATTTCTTTATTACTGGATTAGGTAAGCCTTCTGCAGGATTAAATGGCTGGGCTATTGCTGATGGTAGAAATGGTACTATAAATGCTTGTGGTAGATATTTAAAATATAATTGTGAAGCATGCTGTACAACGGGGGGTTCTAATAATGTAACTTTAGGGACAAATAATATTCCTACATTATCTTTTAATGTACAAGCAGATTTTACTTTGTCAGGAACTACTAATGAAGCAGGAGAACATACTCACAATGTAGTAGCTTCAAATGATGACGGACCTGAACATTTTGCATGTTCTGCTTGGCCTGCATTATTAGTAGATGCTCTTCCTGATTGTGATGGTGAATTTTCTGGAATGTATGGTCCTAATGGAGTTACTACTCCTCCAATTCCTTGTAGTGGAGCAACAATTTGCACTAATTCTCCTATTCAAACATTTGGATTACATAATCATACTTTTAATGCACAAGCAACAGGAACTTTTACTGGAACTATACCAAACTCTAGTCTTACTCCAATAAATATAGAACCATCTTATATTGCAGGTATTCCTATTCAATTTTTAGGATGCTAATAAAAAATAATAAATAATAATAAAAAATATATAATATGTGTAATAATTACCCAAATTGTAACTGTTCTAGTTGTTCACAATGTCAAAGTTGTACTCAAGTAACTCCTACTTGCAATTGTACAACTACTTGTACTTGTACTACTGAACAATTTACAGAAGAATGTCCTTGTGGATTACAATCTACAAATTGTTTAATTTATACAGGAGATAATTTACAAGATTGTGATGGAAATGATTATCTTTTTAGAGGAACTAATTTTAATACTTTTTTATCTCAATTATGGGATACAGTTAAATGTGCTGTAACTCAAACAACAGATACAATAGATTATACAGGAGCAGATATAAAAACTTGTGATAACAGTACTACAATTGTTCCTACAGGTACTTCAGTTACTGTTGCTCTAAATAACATATGGAATTACATTAAGTGTTGGTATACTGACTTAGAAGAACTAATAAGTGATAGACAACCTGTGTGGCAGTTAAGTAATACAATATTAGTAGGATCATCTCAACCAGCTCCTTTTAATACTTTACCAACTGCTTTAGATGAAATAGCTAAATATCATTTTGCTAAAGAAGAAGTTATTATTTCATTACAAACTGGTACATATACTTTGAGTGCTAATTTGTTAATTACAAATAAATTTCAATATAATTTAATATTTCAAAGTCAAACAGGAAATAAAAATAATGTTATAATAAATACTGGTTTATCTGCTATAATAGTTACAAATCAAGCAGCTTTTACAATGCGTAATTTAACATTAACTTCTGCAGTAGAAAATTTATCAGGATTACAAATTAGTAATCTTTCAAAAGTTTTAATGAATAATTGTACTGTATTTTTACCAACTCAAACTACAAATAATAATTATTATTATATTTCTATAAATGAAAAAGCAGAACTTCAATTAGATAATATAGAATTCAATACTACATTAGATAATACTAAAGTTAAAGTTCCATTTTATGTTTCTACTTTTGCATCTTTAAGAGCAGATAATTGTAAATTTAATAATTTTTCATCAATTTGTATAAATGATTTAAGTTCTTCTAGTTATTTTAGCAATATTCAATTTGGTAATATTTATAGAGAAGCTTTTGTAACAGCAAATAATTCTAGTCTTTATGTATCAGGAGATAATAATTTTGATGGAGAATATACTCCTACAGGATATGAAAATCAAGTAGATTATTTGCCTCTTAGTGGATTGGCTGTTTTTTATGCATCTGGTAATTCTTCTGTTATTGTAAATGCTTTAAGAGTTAGAAATCAAAATTCAACTGCAATTCCAAATATTTTATATATAGAAGATGGTCCTATAGGAACTGTAATTAATGCAACTGGTAATAAATGTTTATTAGCAGAAGCTAATAGTAAAATATTATCTACATTATCTTATTTTGAAAATTTTGTAGGACCTGTTAATCCAGATAGAAATGGAATTATTTCTCTTTTTGGAAATGTATTTGTAGATGTAGCGTATGGTGTTAATGGGTATGTTGGTCAATTAAGTTATAATACTGCAGATACTATAGGATTTCCTAGTGGAATGTCAAATCTTTTCATAAAAGATGCTAGTGTAACTTTACAAACTAATCCTGGAGTACTAAATAAACCATTTGCTTATGATGACCAATCTGTAAATTTTTCAGGATGGGCTCCAAATTTACAACCTACAATAGTTCCTACTTTATAATAAAAATCTTAAATATAATAATTAAGAATAAATAATGACTAAGCAAAAAATTATAGATCTTTTTGGTTATAAAGCAGGAAGAAAATTATACAACTTATTGTATAGTAGCTGTGCTAATTTTTGTTGCATAGTTAAAGACTGCTTAGGTATAAGTTTTTTAGGAAGTCCAACATTATATTTAAATCAACAAGGAGACTGGGTAGCAGCTTCAGGTCCTCAAGGACCACAGGGTCCACAAGGCCCACAAGGACTTTCAGGATTTGAATGGGACCCAACAAGAATAGGTACAAATCAATATTTAATAGGAGATATTGTAAACTATCTCGGCAATTATTATATTTGTATAGCTAACAATGATGCTTTAATCCCTCCTTCTACTTTAGGAGTTTATTGGAATACATATTCATTTGTTGGTCCTCAAGGACCTCAAGGTATTCAGGGAATACAAGGTGTTCCAGGACCTGTAGGTATGCCAGGATTATTTGCACAAACTGGTAATAGTACAATAATTTCAGGAACAACAGTAGAAAGTTCTTTAATTAACGGAGGTGTGGGTACTTTAAGTGTGCCTGCAAATGGATTTCAAGTTGGCGATAGTTTTAGATGTATTTTTGGCGGAGTATTAACTGCAGCAAATAATCAAACCATAAGAATAAGGTCTTCCTCAAATGGTGTTATATTATTAGATAGCGGAGTGCAAGCCATATCAAATATAACTAATGATGTTTGGAGTTTAAATATTGATTTTACGATTAGACAAATAGGCGGTGCAACTGTAGCCTCTATAGTTTCTTTGGGGAGTTTTCATTATACTAAAACTGTAAATGCCACTATTCAGGGATTTGCATTTAATGTTGTTAATAATACTACATTTGACACTACAATAAACAATACATTAGACGTTACCGTACAATGGGGAAGTAATAATGCAGGGAACTCAATATATAGTGATATATTTATATTAAACAAAACATATTAAAAAAGTTAAATAAATGAACAGATTAAGTAGAGCAGATATTTTAACCATGTTTGGTTACACAGCAGGTACTAAACTATACAATATATTATACAGTAGTTGTGCAAATCTATGTTGCCTAATTAAAAATTGTTTAGGTATTTCTAGTGGAGGTAATGCAGGCTTAGTTTTAAATCAACAGGGAGATTGGGTTTTACAAACAGTAACTATTCCAATTGAAATACAAAGTGTTGCAAGTGATGAATTAACTCCTTTAACTCCTGGAACATCAAAAGTTACTTTTAGACTTCCAACAGCTTTTACACTTACTGAAGTAAGAGCAAGTTTAACAACTGCTCAATCTTCTGGACTTGACTTTACAGTTGATATAAACCAAAATGGAACTTCTATTTTAGGGACACTATTAACTATTGATAATGGACAAAAAACAAGCACTACAGCTTCAGTACCTGCTACAATTGCAACATCTTCCTTAACTGACGATGCTGAAATAACTGTAGACATTGACCAAATAGGAGATGGAACTGCTACAGGCTTAAAAATAACTTTAATTGGTACTAGATAATAATTAATCCTTATTCTTTTGGACCCTCTTTAGACCCAGACGCTCAGGCTTTTTTAACGGCTGCAAGTATAACAGACGCTACTATTTCTGGAGCTATTGATACCTTAGTAAATAGTAAAGACAAAATTATAAAATAATGAAAATACCCGAATTTAATATAGTAACTTATTTAAAAACATTATTAATTTCTTTGATTGCCTTTGTCTCTCCTATATATGGATTGTTACTAGCTGTAGGTGCCATGATTTTTTTGGATACTATATTAGGAGTTACTAAAGCAATTAAATTGGAAGGGTGGGAATCTGTTACATCTAGGAAAGCAAGTGTAATTATTAGCAAATTTTTACTTTATCAATTAACTGTATTAACCTTTTTTATAATAGACTATAATTTAATAAATGAGTTTACAAAATTACATTATCAAAATAATTATTTATTAACTAAATTAGTAACACTATCCTTATGTTTTGTAGAAGCAAAGAGTATAGATGAAAATATAAAAGCTATTTTTGGATTTTCTATTTGGACAAATTTAAAAGAAGTTTTAATAAGAACACAAGAGATAAAAAAAATTCCAAAAAAATAAAATTTAAACATGCAAGTTTATTTTTTAAACAGTCTTCCTGATATTGGATACCCTTTTTATATTTATTATGTTAAAACAGATGGTAAATATTATGGTTGGGATGGACAAAATAATAGATTTTATAATTTATCTACACCAAATATAGATGACTTAGTAGGATTAAGTTTTGAAAATTTACAAGAAGGAGATGTATTATCTTATGATAGTATTTCTCAAACATGGATTAATAAAGTTATAAATACATCTACAGGAGTAAATTCTTTTAATGAAAGACAAGGAGATGTATACTTATTAAGTTCAGATGTAACTTACGCACTAGGATATACACCAGAGAATGTAGCAAATAAAGTTACTGTAATAATTCCCGAAGAAATAAGTGATGTAAGCTATCCAAGCACAAGTGCGGTGTATAATTATATTACAGGTGCAATTTCAAAGTCTTATGGTTCTTGGAAAAATGAAGAAAGTCAATTTGCGGCTACTAATACTGAAGGATATGGAATTAAATTTAATACGGCAGATATTTCAGAACAGGGGATTAATATAGAACTTGATTTATTAGGAAATAAAACTCTTATTAGGTTTTTAAATTCTGGAAAATATAATATACAGTTTAGTTGTCAATTTGAAAATATAAGTACACAATTTAACGATGTGTCTATTTGGTTAAGAAAAAATGGAGAGGATTCTATTGCTGATATAGCAGGAACTGCTCGTTATATAACAATACCAATTAGATATGATGAGATAAATGGTCGTAATACAGTATCATTTAACTATTTTGTAGAAGCTATTGCAAATGATTATTTTCAACTTGTATGGGCCACAACAAATTTTGAAACTATAAGTATGACATCTTACAAAGCAGTTAACCCTACACCTAGTTCTTATTCAGCAATATTAACAATTAATCAAATAAATTAAAACCCTTAAAATATAAAACCATGAAATTATCAAAACATTTAGATCTAGCGGAAGTTACAAGATCAGAAACTGCAAAAAGAAAAGGAGTTAGCAACATGCCTACTCCTGAGCATATTGAAAACTTTAAATTATTGGCTGAAAAAATATTCGAGCCTATTAGAGAGCATTTTAATGTTCCTATTTTTATATCTAGTGGATATAGAAGCAAAGCTTTAAACCAAGCTA